ACAGCGACCTTGTGCTTGCTCCGCTTCGTTCCGTCCTGAGCTTCCCACTGGTCGAGGGTTAGCCGACCTTCAACGAATAGCGGGTCGCCCTTGCCCAGATATTGATTGATGTTTTCGCCTGTTTTGCCGAAGGCGACACAATCGACAAAACATACTTCATTGCGTTCTTGTCCATCTTTGCTATTCCACTTTCGATTCACGGCCAACCCAAACTCGACTACCGCAGTCTGGTTTGGCGTGTACGAAAGCTGCGGGTCTCTGGTCAGATTGCCGCCCAAGAATATCTTGTTGAAGTTCATTAAAATCTCCTTAAATCGGGGTCTGGTGGACTTATATTCCAGCCCTTTACTATTGACTTTGAAAGTATCTCCTCAATGAATAAAGACATATTTTTCTTGCCAGCATCTTTTGTTGTAAGCCGTCCTACTCCGATTCTATTGCCCGCCCCATCGTCTATAAAAAAGATTTCCTTTTTTAGCAGGGCTAATCCATTACACTCTTTCTTTACCTCAGTATCCCACCAACCAGCAGTCTCTCCGTTCTCATCGTTCTTTACGAGGTCTCTTATGGCTACGCCTTTATACCATCGTCTCTGCCTGTCGGTAATATACTCAAGAGGCGATAGAATCTTTAATGCTCCGCCGATTTCTAACTCTGCCAATATCTCTTTCAGCGGCTTCTCGAAAGTCGGTTCGCCTTCATATATTGATTTTACTTGGTGCGTTGGCATTAGTAGTTAATAGAAACGTGCGGGATTCTGTTTTCCATAAGTGCCGTTAAGATAGTATATGCGTCATCGGGATTGAAACCCAATTCGGTAAGGCTATACTGTATCTCATCTTCGACTTTCGTCCGGTGCTTCTTGTTTTCGATACGCTTCTTTTCGGCAGCTTCTTCGGCCTCTTTGCGTCTAATCTCGGCAAGCTCTTTGGCTTCTGCCACCGCTTTAGCCTTTTGCTCTGCCTGGATTCTGGCTCTTTCAGCCGCTTCGTCTGCGATATGCTTTTCTCTTTCAATACGTTCAGCTTTAGCTTTTTCCGCAGATTGTTTTTCTTCTTCTGCTCGGACAGCCGCTTCTCTGGCTTCAAGGTCTGCTACTCTCTTGGCCTCTGCTTCGATGACTTTTTGGTTCTCGGCGTCGATTACCGCTTGCTTTTCTGCCTCAATAGCATCGAGAGGGTCTTTGTGAACAGCAATCATTCCATCGACTTCGCTATTGTAGAAGGTTTTCTTGGCGTCTAATCTTCTGCCAAATGCAAGGGCTTCGGCCTTAGCGTCTTTGTGAATGTCGCTAACTATAGTTTTGACTTTGCGAAGTTGGGCTATATGGCTCCGGGCTTGTTTTTCTCCTTCCGGGTCTCTGTAATCAAAAAGTAAATTTTCATTCTCGACCTTGTACTTGGCTATAATCGCCGCTACTTCGTCAAACACTACCAGCTCGTTCATTCTTCTGCTCCTTTCTGGGGTTATGCCGCTTCTGGTTTTATTTCAACCATCGCGTCCTCTGGCTTGATTGTTTCGAGGATAAGTTTTATGCTTTCTTTGCTTGTTGGCAATTTATGCCAGTGCTTGATAATCGCAGTGATAAACTTCTCTTTGTTCCACTCAAAGCCCACAAGAAATTCGTCTTTGTGTTTGGTTGTGAATTCCAAAAATGCCTGTTCGACTATTGCTTTTGCTTTGCCTTGTGGGGTTATCTTCGCAGGGGTTCTCTTGTTTTCTTCGCCACCTTCTTTAGTGTCATCAATGGCTAATAGCCCACTGACGGCATACTTACGGGCAAAACTGGATGCCGAGCAGGTTATTTGGGACTCATTCATGCCTTTTTGTACTAATGGTTCCCTGGCAAAAGCCTGGCTACTATGTTCGCTTGTGCCGTCTGTAATAGTAGCCGTAGCTTTGATGTAATATCTTTCACCTATCTGCACAAGTTCGTCTGTAAAATGAACGCTCAATTCATATTGGACAAATAGAGGCTTGAGGGCTTCCAGTATATCCTCAAGCGACCGATACTTATAATTGCCAAACGTATTGTCTTGGCTCTTCGGAGCCTTTAGTTCCTTTTGTAAATTCCTCATTTTTTCATTGAGATTCATAATCTACCCTTTCAGAAAGAATGGTCGTCTATCTTGTTTATCATTTCCTTTAGCTCTTTAACGAATTGAGTCACTTGTAATAATAGCGTTGTTATATATTCTTCATCCCGGGCCACCCGGACACAGAACATAGGATGTGATGTTACTCTGATGTCAAAGCTCACAAAGTCGCACCATTTCCGGTCTGTTACCCAGAGCAAACCCTGAACCTGTGGGATGTATGTTGTTGGCATTTTACCACTCAAAATGTTTTCAATGTGAGTCGAAGATAATGGGCATTTAATCTCAATCAAACCTTCTTTACCAACCATCCCATCAGGACTGCCGCCAACCCATTCGTCCCTTGTTACAAAGCCGACCTGCTCAATAATACAATCATTGGCTTGTTCATAAAAACGCCGAGCCTCCTGCTCCGTTTCAGTACCACATTCCATAACATCGCTTTTGTATGAATCTTCCGGCAACACGGTCAATCTCTCTGCGGCAAGTTTCCGCATATAAAGCCCCCGGCCAGTTTTCTTATTCAAAACCTTGTGGAAGTTGCTGGCAGTAACAAAACCGAGCCGAGCCTCGAACCATTCATCTGAACCTTGTATGCAGTCTATAATCTTCATTTTGAATTGACCTTCATTGCTTCGTTGTATTCATCGACAGTGTCCACGTCGCCGCCACAAGTCGGACAGGATTTACGTTTACAATCGGGACATTCGTTTGGTTGTGCAACAGTTCTACCACTCGATAGACAGATGTATTCTTCTTCGCTCATAATGAATACCTCGCAACCCACTTTCTTTCACCGACTTTAATCGGTTCGCTTTTTACAGGCACTCCGTTTTTCTTCATATCATAGACCCGTGCGCCTAATCGCAAGCAACCGAATCTTTCAAGGGCTTCTAATGGCGTTAAGGTCTGACCTGATTTAAGACATTTTAGAATCCGTTCATATTGAGTCATTATGGTTTCTCCGCTTTCTTGAGGGCTTGCTCAAAATCATATACATATCTACGAATTGGCTTTAGTTCTTCCATTGACTTCTCAAGTAGCTTTCCTACTTTTCTGGATGTTGGCATCCCAGAATATATCGCACCTATAAAATGGTCTGCTTTGCCAGCTTTTAATATCAATTTCACTAATTTCTCGTGGCTGTTGATGGATTGGACGATGTAATCGGCTTCTTGTTCTGTTAATTCTCTAAACAAAATCTTGCCATTCTTACCTATCAAATCAAAAAAGTCTCCACATAAAGATTTGTGTATTGGTATTCTGTATGGACATTCCATATCTATTCTCCTTCAATGGCTCTCTTGGCATGTTGGTCGCATACGTAGTTGTCCCAGGCTATTTGGCTCTTTGTTTCAACGCCAATAACACCGTCTATCTTGCCCGGGTCGTATCGTGGCTTGCCAAGAGCCTTGAGCCGCTGCTGAATTTCCTTTGCCGATGGTATGGAGTTTGGGTCTTGGATATAGACGTAAACTTTATTGGCTTCCTGCGTCTCGATTATGCACCACATCGCTATCAAGACGATACAGCCGATACCAACAAGCAAAATCCTTATCATTGCCATTGTTTTATCCATTGTCTTTTACCTCGATTAGCTCTGGGTTCTGATGGATGTTGCCGATGACTTCAACGAATTCATTTTGTATAAATATCTGTGCATGAGCATCAGGAATTATATTCATCATAAAACCACCATCAGAAAAAACGATTTCCCATTTTCCTGTTCTCCAACCTGTTCTCCAATCAGCCTTTACTATATCCCCCTCATATATCTCTGTGCCGTTCTTGTCCTTGAGGCCGGTGAATTGCCCTACTGTTTTGGGGATGACTTCATCGAAATCATATATAAATCCGCGAGGATGGGTTAAAATACTCTTATCTCTTATAATAAGAGATTTTCCATCAATAATCTCGCAGTACCATCCATACACCCACTTGCCTTCTTTTGTTAATCCTCTATATGGTCTCATCTGTAATTCCTTCTCATTTTGAGATATGCCTGCAAGTCTCTCAAGGTTCCTGTTCGGGCGGCTTTTGCGCAAGCCTTCTCAAGCTCGGTCTGCTTTGGTTTTTCTTTGGGTTCGGTCATTGGTTAGCTTTTCAGGGCATTGATTTGTTCTTTTGTTTCGTTTATTAAAACAACTGATGTTTCAACAGGTAAATTCATTCCGCACGTAAAATACGAGCCATATATATCCATAAATTCCCAAAGTTGCATTTCTGACCAACCTTCATCATCTACTTCGAGTTCTCTTCCTTCGCCATCTTTGGTATATGGCATCCAATGAGCCTTGAAAATAATTTTACCGTAATCTGTTGGCTTAAAACGAATATGATTATTAAGATTAAACTCAAATCGGGTCGCTTCACATACACATATTCCCATAATTCATTTCTCCTTTAAGTAAGGGCGGGGCGGGTGGCCGTCCGTGGCCGTGTTACGAAAAGTCAGAAGGTACTGTTTCACAATCATTTCCTATGACATCCTTGCCGTTAAGCCTACCGCCCTTTAAGTCCCGTACTCTTTCACTTGTCAAAAGCCCTCGGCAAGGCCTCCGTGCCAAGCCGAAAAGCTCTACTACTCTGTCAAATCATCTTCTAATTCTGCCAAAACGTCCTCTTTCTTATCAGGGCCGTTATCTATCCATATCTGCAATAAATCTACGGCTTCCCAATATTTCAATCTTGCTGTATCTTCATCCATCTTTCATTTCTCCTTACTTTGTCCATTTGGCTTGCCGTAAAGCTCTACTACTTTATTTCTTTTCTCCTTTACGTCTGTGCATTTTGTTGTGTGCCGTATAAGCAAATCCGCAGTTTGAAATCATCTTGCCACATATAGGACAAGGATGTTTTATGAACGTTTTTGGCCATCTTATTCTGTGTTTATTTTTCATTACTCCTGTTCTGTTTGGATGTTTTTCGACATTTTTGTCAGTATCCAGCCGCTATCGCCGGTTACACCCTTAACGGTCTGACAGCCAGCCAAGCCCAAAATAAGGCAGGCCAAAAGACCTATCTCAATGTGCCAGAGCTTCCTTCTGGCTATCTCGGCGTACCTTGCAAATAGCTTCCACCATTTGTTGTCCTTGCGACTTGCAGCATTTCTCAGGGTTACTCTTGCCGCCTTTAGGTCTGTGTAATTCTCATACATTTTCTTGCCTCTCTTCTCCCCTGTAATCCGGTTAATCAATCTTCCTTTTTAATCCTGCATTATCTTCAGCATTGCCACATTCTTGACAGATATAGGTTTCGCCATCCTCCTTGCTTAAACAATTCAAAACATCCTCGTCTTCCAGTGTTTTCTTTTTACACTTTGGACATTCCTTCATTTTTCATTCCCTTCAATTAAAGTTATGATTGCAAGCGGGACAGCGGAGAGAAACCTGTGCGCCTGTGGAGGAGGGTGTGCGCCGTCCCGCGTATTTATTAAGTTTTACGAGAGCTTTGTTTTCTCCTTATGCTGGTTCGATACCGGCTAAACTACTTCTCTGTCTTTTTGGGTCGTAATTCGTCTATCCATTCATTCGCCAATTCCACAGCCTTTTCGGGAAGTTCTTGGATTTGTTCGTTATTGATTATCTTTGGAATAATGAGAATAGCACACATCTCTTTAGTGGTAGGGATAAAACATACCGAAGCAAAAAACAAAAAGGGCACAATAAGCAGTCTTGAATACTTTTTCAGTTTGACTACGAAAATCATTTTTAGTTCATCTCTTTCTTCACCATAAGAACAATCCATTATCATTGCTCTTATGAGTACAAATAAACCCAAAATTAAAGTTGAAACTACCCCTGCCGCCACAAACAATCCTCTAACTTCATTCAGTCTCGTAATCCAATAAATGTCGATTCCAGTAATCATAACTTTCTCCTTAAATATTTGAACTTTTCCTTTGACTTTTCAGTTTGACTTTGGTATCATAAATATAGCTATGTTAAAGAATTAGGCCGCCCCAAAAACTCCCCTTTTGGGGCTGTCACGCAGGATTATCCCGTGTGACTATCACTATTTAGTGACAAAAAAACTTTAATAAGCAAGATAATTTCATTGTAAATAATGGTTTAATGCCGTACAAAGGAGTCGGGATTGCGTCATTCAGAGAGGACTCAACTTGTTCTCAGCCTTGCTACATCGCAGGGCAAGGATGCTTATTTCAGTTGCCAAGGACGATTGGATACTCGACATCCAGAGATTCTCTATCGACACCCAAAAACATTACCGTAGCATTATCGAAGCGTTCACTCTTGACTTGTCAAAGAAATACATCGCTGCTATTACATCGGCAGATGTGAAACAATACTTAACTAAATTCCATTGGACGCACAAAGAAACTACTTGCAACACGCATTTGGGAGCCATCAAAAGTTGGTTTCGATTCCTCACAGAGGCTTATAACATCACAAACATAACCCTCGGCATCCCAGAGTACAAGGAAAAAATGCCGTACAGACCCTTTATTTCAAAAAAAGACCTTGAAACCATACTCTCAAAAGCGACCAAAAGGGAAAAGGATATAATCTTAATGCTGGCTCACACCGGACTCCGATGTTCAGAACTCTGCTCTTTGTGTCCCGAAAATTTATCACCAAATCTGTCCTCGATAACCATCCAAGGCAAGGGGGGCAAGATTAGGACTATTCCTTGCAACCAGACCGTACAGGAAATTCTATCCCGTCATATTAACTTTCCAAAGAACCGCAAATCGATTTACAACATCTGCACAAAAGCAGGTAATAGAGTCGGGAAAAATCTTCCACCGCACACTCTAAGGCGATTTTTTGCAACCTCTCTGGTATCAAAAGGGGTTTCGCTAATTCTCGTCTCAAAATTGTTAGGTCACTCAAGTATTCAGACGACGGAAATCTATTTGGCTCTATCTTCATCATTTTTGCTCGGTAGTACAGATTGCCTCGATTGAATCTTTTGGATATTCGTCTTCGTCAGCGAAATCGTGGTCGCCGCCTTTGGGACACAAACAAGGGTCTAATGTTTGAGCGCCCGCAT